TTGAATTTTTTTATATTCGTCTCCTACTATCCACGGGATAATTGCAACATCATCTTCAACAATCCATTCATTAACAAGCTGTATGTTTGGTATGTTTCTTATAAACTCCATAGAATTAATTTCTCTTTTTTCTCTGTAGAATAAATCGTGATTGCCCATGATAACATAAACTTTTTCAAATGCCGCTCCTAGTCGTTCCATATTGGATACTGTATAGTTCATGGTAGAAACATTGGTTGAGGATCTGTGATGGTGCCAGTCGCCTAAGAAAATACAAGTTTCACATCCTTCTGCTTTGGATTGCTCTATAAACCATTTTACAAAATCTTCACAATCATCGTTATGTATTCTAGAATTACCCTTCATGCCGAAGTGTATGTCTGTAAAACAAGCAACTTTTTTAAAAAATGCCACTATACTACCATCTCTTTTTTACAATTGGTTTGTGATTAGTCATATCAACTTTTCTAGAGTTAACAGATTCGAAGTCTTCTGTTTCAATCTTGCCTTTTTTCTTTAGCACTTTGTTTAATTTTGCAATACCGGTTTTGTTAACTTGACGCACTTCTCCGTGTACAGTCTTCATTCTCTTTTTGTATGCAGGAGAATTAGCATCATTTTCGTTTTGTCTAGTAAACGAAGGCATCATGTTATTAACCTCCAACAAGTCGTCTCTGATTGCTTGATTTTTCTTTTCAATGTTTAATATTCTTGTGAATGAATTTGTTATGGCCGCTGTATAATATGCAAACGGATTGTCTGATTTTGATTCATCGAATTGCAAACCAATTTGTGACAGTTGCATCAGTGCTTGTGACTGCATCTCATCATTGTATGTGTAACCTCTCCAATTGGATCTTGTTCCATACCGTTCACACAATTTCATATACATCATTGCTAAACTATTAGTCATCTTGCCATGAGTGCAACTAAAGTTTCCGTTGTCCATACCGCCCACCCAATGTGATTTTCCTACGCATTGTGGAGTACCTTTGATATCAAGTCTATAATGTTGAAATGGCGGAAAGTTTACTTTTGTGTGATGATCCGCTACTGTCTTTTTATTCTTTTTTCTTAGGTCATCTAGTGGCACATGATCAAACATCATTACCCTAAACACAAGATCTGTCTTTTCGATCTTCCTAGGTGATACTGTGTAGTCTGAAAGTTTAATTTTTTTAAGTCCTGCTTCTTTAGCCTGTTCCCATGCTATTTGTGTTAATCTCTTTGCTTTGGCTTTTCTAGCCTGAGCCACAGCACTTGCATTTAGTTTTTTCAAACTAGGTACTATTAAATCAAACTGTGAATCATCATCACCGACATATGAACAGTAGGTATTTTTACTGGCATGTATTTGAGCCAACAAATCTCTGTTATTTAGGTACTTTACTCTTTTCATAATTCTCCAATATTATTAGTGTAAAAGTGACCACAAACAGGTCTGTTGTTATCGTGCCGTATGGGTAATTAAATGCGCCTATTCTTGTGCCTATAAATATACTTTATAGTATACAAAATTATGAAAAGGAAAGCAACCATTTAGTACGTTATGAATATACCAAAAAAACCGTCACTAGGTGGCGCAATAAAAAAAGTAGGATCGGGGTTTTTCAGTAAAACTTGGGCACGATTAACAGGTGCTGGATTGGGCGATAACAGTCGTATACAATCAGCCAAAGCAAAATGGTCAGGTAGAACTGCTACAAGAGATTGGCGAGTGAGATTAACTTTGCCAACCGAATCACCTTTTAAATACATCCTGCTGGATAATAACGATCTAATGGAACCTTTGCAAGAATCTAACGGTGTGTTTTGGCCAATAACACCTGCGGTTATTGTGCAGAACTCTGCTAATTATAATGCACTGGCACAAACACACAGCAATTATCCTTTTCAAGCATATCAAAATTCACAAGTAGACACTATCAGTATTGTTGGAGAATTCCCGGTACAAAATTCTGAGGATGCAAGACACTGGATAGCCGTAGTAAAATTTTTAAGAACAATGACTAAAATGTCTTTTGGAAAATCCGATGACCAATTAAAAGGGGCACCACCACCTATTTTGCATTTATCAGGTTATGGGGATCATGTGTATGACAAAGTTCCGGTAGTTATAAATCAGTTCAGTGTTGAACTTAGACCGGGGATAGATTACATTTCTACCAAACAAGGTGAAACAATGAGTTTAGGTGATTATGGAGTTGAAGGAGAAGACATGGATAGGTTTAACGGTGATGCCAATATGGCGGCGGATGCCTCATGGGCGCCGACCATTTCAACAATTTCTTGCATGGTAACTCCGGTATACAGCAGAGACACAGTTAAAAACTTTTCATTGAAAAAATTCGCTGATGGGTCACTAGATAAAGAAAGAGGAATAGGATTAGTATAATGGCTGAATATTCAAACACATCACCCTATTATGCTACTTCTCAGAACAGTATTAGTTTAGAACCACTAGTACCGAGAACAATTACATCTGAGGCCGATGACCAAACATACACTATAGAAAGAACATATGCTTACAGACCAGACTTATTATCATATGACCTTTATGGCACACCGAGACTTTGGTGGGTGTTCGCACAGAGAAATCCAGATCAAATAGAAGATCCTATATATGACTTTAAACCCGGAGTCACTATTCAATTACCAAAGGCAAACAATATTTCTAAAGATTTAGGAGTATAAAATGGCTGGAAAAGATTATTATCAAAGAGCTAAAGCCGAAGCAACAAAAAGATCATCCAAGAAAGTCAAGAATTATGTTACTACAAACATTCATGATGTTCCCAAGCGTCCAAAAATAGACCATCTCAACAATAATGATTATGACGGAGTGATTGGCAACGTCAATCTAAATGATTATGAAGGTGTTAATAATTTTGGAGGAACAAGTTTAAATGATTATGAAGGGTTGGATGCATCAAATTTTGGCGTTGTACCAGAAAAAGAAACAGCAGTAGACGACGAAGTTGGCTTACAAGAAAATGTACTGCACAAATTTGCCACATACAACACAATTTTTACATTAAGCGGCTTATCTGAAGACGAATTAAAAACTCAGGCATATCTATCTAATCCAGTGCATGATATTATTGCAAGGTCGGGAGGAATAGGTGATCCAATGATCAGTGAAGGCAAATACAAAGCCGCACAAGACAAGATAAAAGCAGAAGAGGCCTTTTATTCCTCTGCTTTGAATCAAGCCAAATTCGGTCTTAATAAAACATTCAATACGGCATATGATCCAAAAACATCTGTAAACATACTATCCAAAGGATTAGATTTATTTTTTGAAAACTTTAATATGTTAAGCACGGTAGGTCCAAATTCAGACAGAGGATTAGCAAACATAACAAAAATGAACTTTGAATTGGTTGAACCGTTTGGTATATCTTTGATTGAAAAAGTAAAAGCGGCAACATTTATAAACGGGTATAGGGATTTTATGGATGCACCATTACTTTTAACCATAGAATTTAAAGGCACAGATGAAAACGGAAAACCGATCACCAGAGAAGACAAAAACTATGTCAGAAAAATTCCAATACTAATTGTAAGGGTAGAGTTTGATATAGATCAAGGAGGAGCGAAATATCAAGTGATTGCAGTACCGTTTGGTGATTTAGCCCATGATGATAGATTTAAATTTCCTCGCACACAATTAACTACCAGTGTAAACAGTGTTGGTGAGTGGATCAAAGAAATAGTTGAACAACTAGATGCAGATCAACAAAAAGAAATAGACGAAGGCGTGAGACAGTACAAAGACACGTATGAATTTGTTGTATCTGAAGAAGTGGCCAAGAGAGCAAAATATGCCAAAACTTTACAAACAATTACAGCAGAGTCTAACGCAAGTCTTTTTACAAGATTTTGGAACGATTATATTGCTGGAAAAAAAACTAAAATTGATACAGCACCTAAAATAAAATTAGCAGAAGCACAGGTAGACGGACAAACAAGTTTAGTAAAATATTTTGAAGATGCTATTAGAACAGGCGAAGGGTACTCTGCTATTGCAGATACGTTTTGGCAGTACTGGCACATGCAAATGACAAGTAGTGCGGTATCACCTGTTGAAACTAGGACAGGACCAGAGACCAGCACAGGCGCAACGTCATATGATGATCTAATGAAGTTTTACAGCAGTAGCGAATTCAGGAACAAAGCAAAGGATAATCAATGGATACCTTGGTTTGAAATCAAAGTAATGGTGGAAACTCCATATCCTGACCGAATTGATAACATTAGAAAAGTAAGTTCAAAAAAGGTGGTGTTCAAAGCGATACCAAAAAAATTACACTGTCTAAAGTTTTTCCCACCGGGAGTGAGTTTAGGATTTATGGATTGGTCCAAATGGGTTAGAAAACAATACAATTATATCTACACCGGAGAGAATGTCGATGTGCAAAATTTACGCATCAATTACAAAACTGCTTACTATTTGAGAAATGTGAGGCCGTTCAACGAAGAAAATAAAGAAAAAGGAAAATACGAAGAGTTCCAAGAAAATCTCATAAAAATTTTTGGTAGTGATAGTTCTGATATTAGGATAGAACCAACCAATCAAAAGGGTAAAAACACAATGAACTCGAGTTCAAACAAATCACAGCAGTTTTATGATTATATCACCAATCCCGAAGTAGATATGATCAAAATAGAATTAGAAATACTAGGAGATCCTGCATTCATTTGTCAGGATCAATTTATCACCATACACGAAGACAGATCTAAAAGAGCAGACGGACTTGGTTCTGGGGTAATAAGCAAAAAGTATGGAAGTTTTAATGCAGAAAACTTTCAACCTTTAGTTCAGGTAAACTTTGTAAGACCACCCGATGATCTAGATGATCGCTACACCGGTGGATATGTACGTCATTACGGATCCGGCGGAACATCGGAAAATCAATTTTCCGGAATATATCAGGTTACAAAAGTTGATTCAAAATTCAATAATGGTCAATTTTTGCAGACATTGTATTGTGTTAGATTGAATCAGCAACAACAAGGAAATGCCGCGGCAGTTATATCACAACAAATTTCTAAAAATTACGGCAGTGAAAATGTCAAACCTACAACGGTGCTGGGAGGTGAAAAAGGTAAAGAATTATCTAGAATAACTGACGATACTGATATACCTGATATGGGAGCCGCAAAATCAAAACTTCAGAAAAAAGTTGTGGATAAAGTGAAAAAATTACAAGAGAAAACTAGAGAAGGTAATTATGACGAGCAAGTAGGAGACCTAAACGACATAGGATAAATTAAAGTATGAGTTATAAAATAGGCGGTGGATTTTCAGACACACAGGATAACCTTAAACACTTTTCAGAAAAAGGTAGTGCTAATGATTCAGGTCCGTACATAGCAGTGGTAAAAAACACAGTAGACCCACTCAGAATGGGAAGACTGGGTGTTGTGGTTCCTGAACTATCTAGAACAGACGGACACGACATCAATCCATCACAGATTATATGGTGCCAATATTTGTCACCTTTTTATGGTGCCAAGCCTTTCAAAGCAAACACAAAAAATCCAGCAGAAGGACCACAGCAACGGTCATATGGTATGTGGGCGATCCCACCAGATGTGGATACCAACGTGTTGGTCATATTTGCTAAGGGTGAAAAAGGACAAAAAAATGCATTTTGGTTGGGTTGTATACAAGAGCCATTAACAAATCATATGGTACCTGGAAACGGGGCATCTGGAAACGCAATCCAAGATTCAAACAATTATAGCGAGGAAGAAAGAAGAAGAGGCGGAGGATCCAACTTTACGGATTATGGCACATCTTATTTGCCTGTACAGGAAAAAAATAAAAAAAGATATAGCGAAGGTGAAACCAATCTCACAATGGAAGAATGGCAGTATCCTGTTAATACTGAGTTGGCAGACCAACTATTAGAACAAGGGTTGATCCAAGACGAAATAAGGGGTACCACGTCATCAAGTGCAAGAAGAGAAACTCCCAGTCAAGTGTTTGGTTGGAACACGCCTGGACGAATCAGCGAAGATTCTAGAGAATTAAACATTGGTGTAAACGACACACCTTTGCAAGTAGATAGAGATCTTGGACACAGTTTTGTAATGGACGACGGTGATGAGGGTGGTGAAAACAGACTTACAAGAATTAGAACAGCATCCGGACATCAATTATTGATGCACGACACAGAGGGTGTGGTATACATAGCCAATGCATCGGGCAAGGCATTTATTGAAATGAATGCTGACGGAAAGGTATCTATCTATGCAACAGATGGAATATCCATGAGGACCGAAGGAGATTTTAATTTGCATTCTGACAAGAACATACAGTTCCATGCTAAAGAAAAAATAAAATTTACAGCAGAAGAAGATGTTGTGTTGAATGCTGAAAAATACATCTATGCCATGGGCCAATCTGGTATATTAAATGCATCTCATAAAGGCAGTGTGAGGCACTATGCCAAAGACGGTATAACATCATTCACAGACGGACCACAACTACACGGAGCAAGTGGCAGAATTGATCTTGCAGGATCTCAGGTGCATTTCAACTCTGTGACTGCACGTGCAACATGGGGACCATCATGGATGAAACCTGATCATGACAAGATACAAATTATTGTTAAAGAAGGCGAAATTGACATAGAGGCATATGGACCAATAGATGAAGGGACACCAAGCAAAATAGAGAATAAAACCACAGTGCGTGATACCAGCATTGGTCGAGGAGATTTCGCGAACGATGTCGATCCATTCTACGTACAACCAACAATTAAATACTCATCAAGCGGTGGATATGAAGGTAAGAATGCATTTAGTAATGCATGGGAAGAACTTGAAGCCATGATAGGTCCTAATGGTGACGGCAGAGATGCAGAAGGAAACTATACCACTATCACTGATAGTGCTTTGGATAGCAGACGAACAATAATAATGAACGAGCTTGGCGTTGTAACACCATTCATGGACAAGAAGAACGGTATTGGAAACATGGCAGAGAAAAAAGCAGAGTTTTACAAAGAATTAAGAGAAAGGCAAAAAGTTAATTTGCCAGATGCTGTAGGAGGTGTGTTTGTCACACACGAACCGTGGAACAGAGGAGTCAAACCAATCAAGCGTATCAAAGACCTACAGTACGATCCATATTACAAAGGTAGGTTCAGGAACGAATGGTTGGAATGGGAATATCTTGATGTTAGCTCTAGTGGAAGTCCGGAAGATACGGCAAGACACTTAGAGTTGGTTGAGAAATTAGGAATAGCCAAGTTTTCAGAGACCGGAAGTTATGGCAGTAACGTGGCCGAAGCCAAAGCCAAATATTATGCAGATCTTAAAACACGTCAAAACACTTATGAGGGCCTAAGTTCCTCAGAGCAGACTAAAATAATGCTAGAAAACAACTAATAAATATTACAAATGGCATACGATTCAAATTCATCAAATAACGCACAGTCAGGAAAGATAGTTTTCAAAGGCTTTTCGTCAAGGGCAGAACAGCAAAGTTTTAAATTATACGACTTTGAGGTAGCCAAGCAAGATCTAATTAATAGATTATCAGTGCGTAAGGGAGAACGTGTGGAAAATCCGGAGTTTGGCACAATAATTTACGATGCTATATTTGAACCGTTCACAGAAGCACTTAAA